AAAAGGACAAAACTATATTCTAAAAGCAATAGCAAATCTAACAGTGATATTCGCAGTAGCAGGATTATTAGCATCAATATACTTTGTAAGTTACTTAGGAATACAAGGAGGGTTAAATGAGATGGAAAGGCAGAATTGTGAATCGTATCAAGCCTACCTAGAAAAATATCCAGAGAGTAGTATAAGAGATGAAGATATAACAAGATGTGGTAAAATAGGTATAGAAATAAAATAAAGACATTATCAATAATGGAGCAATTAAAAAAATACTATGAAAAAATCAGAAGCTAGAAAATTAGAAAAGCACGGGTACCACTTCATAGGTTTCGTTGAAGATAGAATTTGCTTTCAGAAAGAAATACCAAAACACGAAGAACAGATATCTGAAACTGAATGGAAAATAACACCTAGAAAGTTTTGCGAGATACAGGCCATAGAAGAAGATATAAAAAATGGCCATTTAGATGAGATGTTAAAAAATAATATAACAAGGCCTATTAAAAATTAAAACTATTAAATAAAATATTAAAGAGTTATTATAAGATAAATAAATAAAAATAATAGATATATGAAAAAAAACAAGAAAGGTTATAAAATTCTTAAAGATACAAATAGAAACCCAAAAGGAATAAGTATTGAAACAGACCCTAAAAAAGTGAAAGACCCTGTTGATAAGATATTTGCTGATATATTTTCAAGATTTTAAAAATTAAATAAACAATAGATATATGAAAGAATTTAATTTTATCATAAAAGGAGAGGTTAATTGCGAAGATTATAATTATCCAGAATATGAAGTTTTAAAATCAAAACTAATAATATTTTGTGATGAAAATAATCTAAATTATGAATATTATGATGCAGAACGAGTTAAAAAAGCACTTGAAGTTTTAGATTTAAAAGAATTAGAACAAAAAGATGTTGGTAAAACAAATAAATAAACAATAGATATATGAAAAAAGAAAATAATTATATAGATGAGTGTTTAGAGGAGTTTGGAAATATAATAAACCAACATAATAAAATAGATATAAACAGAATTTCTTATAGTTTATGTGAAGATATTGAAACTTTCCTAAAACAAAAACTCCAAAAAGCCATAGATAATAAAGTTGAGGAGATAAGAGAGGAAATTGAAAAACAAGATATAGTAAAAGATAAAGTTGGAAGTTTCTATGATGGATATATATGTTTCAAAGACCAGATACTTTATTACTTAAAGAATAAATAGATATGATATAATTGGGTAAGTAGTTCATTGAAATCACGAGTCAGTTAGTTAATCAAAAATATGTCAGAAATAAGAAATATTCGTTGTGAGTTAGTTAGTGGGGAAGATGTTAGCCATTTTGAAGGGAAATTAAAAACTTTTATTGAGTCATTAGGGCTTGATGTAAGTCAAAGTAAAGCGGCAAAAGATATGTCGCAAACAATACTATGGGATTGGTTTAATTATATAACCAACCATATCACAGACCATTTATCTGAAAAGAAAAAATGGTATTCTGAAAAATAGAACATTATCTACAAAAGTTGGTTCTGGTTCAGAATAATTATTAGAATTATTGACTCGTGATTTTAGTGAATTAACCAAATAACAAAAACAACTTATGGAAAAAATGAGAATTTTAGATAAATTAAAAACTAAATAAACAATAGATATATGACCTACAAGTCAGAAAACTGTAATTGTCCTTTGAAAGTTTAGTTCTTAATATATAGGTTAGTTTTTAAAACTTAGTAAGTTAAAATCACAAATCGTAGAAGTGAACTCTGCAATAAGCACCTGCGAAAGGAAACCCTTGCAAGGTCAGGTTGGAATAACCAGTTGAACTTACTATCCATTATGATTGAGTGCAGTTCATACATGGTAAAAAGTGATTTATCTATATATTAAGAACCGAGCTTTTATAAGCAATTGTTCTTTTAAAATTAAATATCAAGAAAGGAGGAAACTACAATGGCTAAAAGAAGAAGAAGGCGTAAACCTCGGAAGAAACGCAAAGGTTGCACTAGACACCATATCGTCAATAAAGTTTTTGGTGGCAAAGGTGATGTTGAGAACATTATCTGGCTACACGAAAAAAGACACGATATGTGGCACAGGGTTTTCAATAACCTTAACTTCTTACAGGTAGCAATGATTTTGGTTCGTGCTAACAATATGGTCAAGGGAACTAACCTAACTATTACGGAGGTAGACTAAAATGAACACAGCTATAACCTGTGAGGAATGTAACAAACCACACCCAGATTTAGTGGAGGTTAAGGTAACTGCTATCTTCAAAGGCAGAACTAACGATTTGAAGGTTTAGTTAGAGAATAAAATAAAACCACAGTAAATTGAAGGACAGGGTTGTGGTGCTTCTTAATCCCCTTTTTTATTCTCTTACCGAGCTTTTAAATTGTTCTTTTACATAATAATATCAAGACAAGGAGGTGCTTATGAAAGAACAAGAAGGAAGAAAATCGGCTTCTAAAGAAATAAAGATTTATCCAAAGGGGTACGATATGTTCTGCGAAAATTGCAACGAGAAAACATATTGTCTTTATTTAACCAGAATTGGAAACTTTTGTGGTAAATGTGAAGATGAAAGGAGGAAATTTATGGAAAGAATAGATACCAAATGCGAGTTCTGTAACATTCCATTAACTATCCGATTTGTGAGTGATGGTAAAGTTTACTGCTATTGCCACAGATGTGGACTTCTTGTGGTACTTCCATTATCAGCCGAAGCGAAAGAGCTGATGAAAGGTAAGTAAACCTATGGACTTGATATTTAATTTAGGTAAAAGGGGGAGTATTAAATTACTACCCCCTTTGTTTTTGTTAAGAAGTGTAGTATAATTATAGGTAACAGACATCAACTATAAACTATAAAACTCTTACAAGTTAATTTTAAAAGACAAAAAATGGCTACAAAGAAACAAAAAACAGCAGTAGAAAACCTGGTTGGAAATGGTGGGAATGTAACCAAGGCTATGAGAGATGCTAAATACAGTGAAAATACACTAAATACTCCTAAGAAATTAACTGATAGTAAAGGGTATGAAGAACTAATGGAAGAATACTTACCTGATGATATGTTATTGAAAGCTTTGGAATCTGATATTAAAGGAAAAAAATTAAACAGGAAAGCAGAACTAGAACTAGCTTTTAAACTTAAAGGAAAAATGACAGATAAAGTAGATGTTACTTCTAAAGGAGAAGTTATAAAAGGATTTAATTTTACAAAGCCAGATGACTCCAACAATAAAACCAACTAAAAAACAATACGAGGCTTGGAAAACTTTAAAGGTAGAAGATGAATGTAAATATCCAGTGTTCGGGGGAGGAGCAGGCGGAGGAAAAAGTTGGATGGGTTGTGAATGGTTATTAACTAACTGTTATTTTTACCCGTTAAGTAAATGGTTCATAGGTAGAGAAGAACTATCACGATTAAAGAAATCAACTTTTGTTACATTTCAAAAGGTTTGTAGATTTCACAACATACCAAGAGATGATTGGAAGTTTAACGGACAAGATAATTACATAGAGTTTAAAAATGGAAGCAGGATTGATTTACTTGATTTAGCTTATAAACCTTCAGACCCTTTATATGAGAGATATGGTTCGTCAGAATACTCAGGAGGTTGGATAGAAGAAGCAGGAGAGGTAAACTTCCTTGCTTTTGATGTTTTAAAGTCAAGAATAGGACGACATATGAACAAGGAAGATAATATCCCTATCAAGATGTTGATTACTTGTAACCCAAAGAAGAATTGGTTATATAAATATGTTTATAGACCCTGGAAAGACGGAACACTGGAAAAAGACTTTAAGTTCATTCAAAGTTTATACAACGACAACCCTTACACAGCAGATGATTATGGAGAACAATTAGCCAGTATTAAAGATAAATCAACCAAAGAAAGATTAATGTTCGGTAATTGGGAATATGATGACGACCCTTCAATCTTAATTGAATACGACGCTATTATAGATATGTTTACTAATACTGTTGAGGATAGTGAAGAAAAGTTTATGTCAGTTGATGTAGCAAGATATGGACAAGATAAGACTGTATTTATGTTTTGGAAAGGTTGGAGAGTATATGATATTAAAGTTTTCACGAAGCAAGGAGTTGATGTGACATCTAATAAATTAAAGGAATTTGCAAAAGACGAACAAATACCATTTAGCCACGTTATTGTAGATGAAGACGGAGTTGGTGGTGGAGTAGTTGATACCGTGAAAGGTGTTAAAGGCTTTGTAAACAACAGTAGGCAGATAGTTTCAAGGGAACAAGAAAGAAATAAAATAGAGATAAACTATCAAAACTTAAAGGCACAGTGTTATTACTTACTGGCTGATAGGATAAATGAACATAAAATTGCAGTTAGAACTAGTGATGAGAGTATAAAAGAGCTTTTAACAGAAGAATTAGAATATGTTAAATCAAAAGATATAGATAATGACGGTAAATTAAAGGTTATAGGCAAAGATGATGTTAAAGAAGCTATTGGAAGAAGTCCAGACTATTCAGATGCACTAATGATGAGAATATACTTTGAACTACAACCACAATCAATGTTTTCTCAGGAAGAAATAAGGAGAACACAGGAAATACGATACAATCGTGTTATGAGCAACGATACAGGGCTATAATTTGTAGTTTATTATTAAAAGTGGTATAATGTAAGTAATTATGGAAACAAAATCAAAACTAAAAAGTCAGATTTCGCGGGAGGTAGAACAATTTCTCACCGAAGATGCTAAAATCTCTGATAATTACAACTTCTCACAATACAAGACATCTAACAGGATAACTCTGTTTGAAACACATACCTATCCTACAGGTAAAATAGACTCTCTAGGCAACTATAAATACTGGTATGACATTATCTCTCCAAGAGTAGATAGCGAAGTAAAGAACATAGATTTTGATACTAAAGATATAACCATTTACTCACCTCGTCCAATAGACGAGTTACCTTGCATTATATCTAACCTTAAACTAAAGGAATACCTACGAGAAACAGGACAAGCAGAAGAAATCAACTCAGCTATTGAAGAAGGAAGTGGTTGGGGTAATGTTGTATGGAAGAAAATAAAAGGAGGCTATGAAAGAGTTGACCTTTCAAACTTCTATGTAATCAACCAAACAGCTGAAACACTAGACGATACACCAGTTATTGAACGACATCAGATGACTTCTTCAGAGTTAAGAGCCAAAGCTGATGTATGGGAGAATGTGGATG